ACTTAACCAACAGCATTGTGGATATGTCCATGATTTCAGCTAAGGTTCTGTTCCTTGTGTCTCCTCAGTGTCAGACAAACATCAGAGCTTTGGCTAAGGCTGACAACGGAGCTTTCGTAAGAGGACGTCCAGATGACATTCAGCCTATGCAGTTAGGTAAGTCTCAGGATATGTCCACAGTTCTTACCACAGCTCAGGCTATTGAACAGAGGTTAAGCTTTGCATTCTTACTTAATTCAGCTGTACAAAGAAGTGCTGAACGTGTTACAGCAACTGAAATTCAATACGTTGCTAACGAACTTGAAGCTACCCTTGGGGGTGTTTATAGCTTGCTCAGTAATGAACTTCAGTTACCTTTGGTCTCCTGTGTGTTTAACCAGATGCAGAGCCAACAGTTATTACCTGAGTTCGACAATAACCTCGCAGAGATTGAACCCACAATTATCACAGGGGTTGACGCTCTTGGTCGAGGACAAGAGTTAATTAACCTGCAACAGGCTATTCAGATGATGAGTTCCTTCCCTGAGTTCATGCAAGCACTTAATGTTGGTAACCTTGCAATGAGAATCTTTGAGGCTTCTCACATTGATACCACAGGTCTTGTTAAGACTCCTGAACAGTTGGCTCAGGAACAACAGGCTCAGATGCAACAGTATGCTGAACAGGCAGGTGTAGATGCAGGTGCTGAAATGGCTGTAAATGAAGCTAAAGCACAACAGCAAGAAATGTAATACTTTGGAGAGATAATTTAAACTATGGAAGAACAAGTAGCAACAACCACAGTTGAAAACGTGGATGTACAGGTCAGTAACACACAACAGTACGACTTTTATAATGAAGAACAAGATAACACTATGCTCTCCAATGAGGGACAGACTGCTGAGACTCAGGAGCAACCTGAAGTTAACCCTGAGACTCCTGAAAGTACTGAAGCAAGTCCTTCTGAGACAGCAGATACTCAGGAGTTAGCCTCTCAGATTAACCAGAGTAACTCTACTGTTAAGGCTCTTGAGAAAGACCTTAAGACACGCGGAGTTGACTTTAAGAATGTCATGAAGGAGTACGAAGAGTTCGGAGCTCTGTCCGATGTGACTATGGCTAACTTGGCTAAAGCAGGTTATCCTAAGGAGATCATTCAGACATTCATTGATTCCCGTGCTGTGCTTGAACAAAAGTTTACCAACGCTGTCTATCAGAGAGCAGGGGGTGAACAAGAGTTTAACCGTGTGATTCAGTGGGCAGGACAGAATCTTCCTGCTGATACTATTAATGCTTTTAACAAGGCTATCGACTCGGATAACCTTGAGATGATTGGACTTATGATTGACGGTATGAAGAGCCGTATGGTTGCAAAACACGGAACTCGCAACCCGTCTGTCATTGGGTCTGGTGCAAGTCCGACTGCGGATAACAAAGGGTTTGAATCTAAGGACGCTATGATTAAGGCAATGTCTGACCCGAGATACGGAAAAGATTCGGCTTATATGCGGGAAATTGAGCAGAAGATGCTTCATACCCGCTTCTAATTTTATTAATTAAACATTTAACTTATTATAGGAAAAAATAAATGGCTTCTTTACTTAATACTGGTATTTCCAACCCTGGCCAGAACCTGAGCTCTGGAGATCGTGATGCGCTCTTTATGAAGATGTTTTCGGGTGAAGTCCTTACGGCTTTTACTCGCACGTCTGTCATGATGCCCCGACATATGGTTCGGACTATCCCCCACGGCAAATCGGCCTCGTTCCCTGTTATGGGTCGCACGAACGCTAAATATCTTGCCGCAGGTGACTCTCTGGACGATCAGCGTACCAAGATGGAAAACACGGAGAAGGTCATTACGATTGACGGACTCCTGACTGCTGACTGCCTCATCACGGACATTGATGATGCAATGAACCACTTTGACGTTCGCACTGAGTATTCCCGCCAGTTGGGTGAGGCTCTTGCTCAGAGTGCTGACTGTGCTATCATTAACGAGCTTGCAAACACTGGTGTTATGGGTGAAAACATCCCGACCAATGACACGCTCAAGAATGAAGGCACGGGTAAATCCTACCAGTTCGTCACTGGTTTGTCTGAAGCTACGACCGTTGAGTACGGCAACAAGCTTCTTGAAGGTCTCATTAATGCACGTGCTCAGTTCACCAAGAACTGGGTTCCGCAGGGTGACCGTTACTTCCTGACTTCTCCTGAAGGCTTCTCGGCTATCTGCCGTGCCCTTATGCCTGATGCGGCTAACTTTGCGGCTATCTTCGATCCGACCACGGGTAAACTGAAGAACGTATGTGGTTTCGAAATTGTTGAAACCCCGAACTTCATTAACTCTGGTGTTGACGGTAAACACGCTCTCAACTCCAAGATTTCTGCCGCAGGTCTTGAAGGTATTGCCTTCCATCGTTCTGCTGTTGGTACGGTCAAACTGAAAGACCTCGCTATGGAACGTGCACGTCGAGCTGAATATCAGGCTGACCAGATCATCGCTAAGTACTCTATGGGTCACGGTGGTCTTCGTCCTGAAGCAGTTGGTCTCTTCGTTAAATCTGCTATCGCCTAATAGTATGAGTGACTATAGAAAGAAATATAGTCACGTCTACTTTATGCAACTCAACAAGTGGGGCAAAGACCTCACTGTTGAGGAAGCTGAGAGCCTTGGGTTGATCCAGAAGGCTGAGCCCAAGGTTACCACACGCAGTAGAAAAAAGAAGGTGACTGAAAATGATAATAACACCACAGACTGAACTTGATGCAATTAATGAAATACTGTCAGTAATCGGTTCTATGCCAGTTGATACACTGGATGGACAACAGGATGTTGACACCATTAATGCACAAAGAGTTTTACAAAGTGTCTCCCGTGAAGTTCAATCACGAGGTTGGTACTTTAATACTTTAACAACATACACACTCACGCCTGACACTTACACAGGTCTGATACCATATCCTTACAGCTACCTTAAGGTTTTTGCTGATGGTTATCAGCTAGTAAGAAAGTCAGGCTATTTTTTCGACTTGATTACAGATACTAATGTGTTCAGTGACGGTCTTACTGTTGATGAACTTGTAAAAGAAATTGAGTTTGAGAATCTTCCTGAAGCCTTTAAGTATTACATTACGGTAAGAGCTTCAAGAATATTCCAAGCAAGATACCTTACATCTCAGGAGATTGACCAACACTTACAGATCGAAGAGAACAACGCGTACACTCAGATTATAGACTTTGATTTACAATCTGCTAACTACAATATCTTCGATGACGACCAGACCATTAGTCAGAACATTCAGAGGAGCTAAAGTATGGCACTGGTTACACAAGTTATCCCATCGTTTAACGGTGGTGTATCACAACAGCCTGACAGATCTAGGTTTATCAACCAGTTGTCAGAACAGATTAACGGACTGTCTAATGACGTTGAGGGACTTCAAAAGAGACCCCCCAGTTGTTTTGAAGCTAAAACATTATTTGTGGATGATGAGGGGTTCATTAAGGTTGTTAACAGAGACAGCGAAGAACAGTATCTTCTTTCATTTGGTGTATCAGCTATTTACCCAGTTGTTTACGACCTTAAAGGTAACCAAAAGACTGTAAATGGTACTACTTCATATTTAAGCACAGATAACCCAAAGAGAGATCTAAGGTGTGTAACCATTGCTGACTATACATTCCTGTTAAATAAAGCTAAGACACCTAAAATGCTTACTAAAACATCCTCAACAACTAACGATGGATGGGCTTTGATTTATTGTAAGGCGGCTAATTATGGTAAGACATATAGTGTAACAATTAACGGAACATACGCTTGTGCTGTGCTTATGCCTGATGGTTCAAACACATATGACAACAAACTTACAACGACAGAAAAACTTGCTGACAATATTTATAACCTTCTTGCAAATGGTACTAACTATTTAGGAGCGGCACCAGACTCAACACACGCTACTATTAATGCTGTAGATTTTAACAACAGGTACAGCAGTAACAAAGAAATTAAGACACAGAGAAATTCAGCGTTCAGTAACAGTGGTCTTACTTTTCAAAGACTTGGTGATTCTGTTGTAGCAATACGTTACTCAGATGGAAGAGCAACACCACCAAATGTTGTAGTTCAGGACGGTGCAGGTAATACAAACATGTATGTACTTCTTGGTTCAACAACTAGTACATCTAAACTACCTCCTATCGCACCAAACGGTTGTGTTATAAAGGTTCAATCTGAAAAAGGTTCTGACGATTCTGTATATTACTTGAAATATGACTCTACACTTAGTAACTGGGTCGAAACACTTAAAGGTGGTATTAAGTATGCTATTGACCCTAGCACTATGCCACACGCACTTGTACGAAACTCTGACGGAACATTTACAGTTAAACAGTTGTCTTGGACAGATAGAAAAGTCGGTGATGAAACCACTAATTCAGAACCTTCGTTCATAGGGAAGCAGATTAGCGATATATTCTTCTTTAGAAACAGATTAGGTTTTGTGGCTGATGAAAATGTAATTCTAAGCGCTTCAAGCGACTTCTTTAACTTCTGGTTTAACTCAAGTTCGGTTGTAGTTGACACAGATCCGATTGATGTAGCGTTAAGTTCTAATAAAGTTTCTATAATCACTGATGTAATACCTTTTGCTAAAGAGTTATTCTTGTTTTCACAGGAGGGACAGTTTGTTTTACACTCACAGGGTGCTATGTCTCCTTCTACAGTTGCTATTGACCAAGTAACAGCTTTTAGATACTCTAAAAACGCAAAACCCATAACACTGGGTCAGTCACTGTTTTTTGTTACCCAACATACAGCCAGTAGTTCTCTTATGAGGTTCCACACAGCTCAGGACTTGTCTGAAACAATGGATGCAGAGGATGTAACGGCACATTGTCCTTCTTACTTACCAACAGACATAACTGTTATGACAGGTTCTACATCGGAGAACCTTGTGTGTATGGCTACAGGTAATGATAACTTTTTGTATGTCTATAAGTATCTAAATGAGGGTGAAAAGGTTATACAACAGTCTGTATCTAAGTGGACTTTTGGGCCTTCAGCAACAACAAAGGTTGTACACGCTGAGTTTGTTGACTCTTATTTGTATGTTATTGTGTCAAGATTTGGTACAGCTAACATAGAGAGGATATCTTTTACAGAGAATAGGAAAGACTTTTCAGATGAGCCTTACAGACTGTTTTTAGACTCTAAGAGGTACTTCTCTGGGACTCTAACCTATCTTCCATATACTGATAAAACAACAGCCAAGATTAATAACAGCGTTTGGGGAGCAGGTGAGACTTTATGTTTTGTAAGAAGTGACGGTTATCACGAGACGTTTACTTTAACAAAAAATGCAAGCTCTGTAGACCTTTCTGGAGACTGGACTGGAGAAACTTTTTGGTATGGTATTCCTTACACATTTGATGCAACGCTTAGTAAATGTTTGATTAAAACTGCAAATGAATCTGGTATTGATGTTGCTGACAATGGAAAGGTACAAGTAAGAAGTTTTAAGCTACACTACAGTAAAACAGGTAGTTTTAACGTAATAGTAAGGAACACTGAGAAAGGTAAAGAATACACTTATGTCTCTACAAATAAACAACTTGGTACTGTGACAAGCAGGACAGACACAATGAACATTGCTGATGGTACTTTTAAGTTCCCTGTTCAGGACTGCAACACTAACGTAGAAATCGAGATAGTATCGGATACACCACAGCCTATTACACTGGTATCAGGGTCATTTGATGCTTTATATGTACCAAGAACAAGACGAATGTAATAAGTAACAGAGGATGGAACACACAAATGGTTTTACCACTTTTAGCAATAGGTGCGGCTGTAGGTGCAGGTTCGGCTATACTCAGCGGAAGTAAAGCCAACAGAAACAAGCTTAAAGCCTATAAAAAACAAGTAGAGAACATTACACGAAACTACAGTTACGGAATTAACGAACTTGATAAACAGCAGACTCAGGCTTATCATCAGGCTGTTTCAGAGCTTTATGAGCTGTCTCTTAACGGAATGCAAAACAATGCTTCTGTGGAGGTGGCTATGGCAGAGTCTGGTGCTGAAGGGAGAACCACGAATCAAGTCAAAAGAGGACTTAATGGTGCCCTTCAGCGACAATCAAGAGCTATTAAAGATAATCATGAGCAGACTGTAGCTAATGTAATATCACAGAAGAATGCCCTTAGGATTGAAACTAACGCTCAATACAAAGCGGCAAAAGAACAGACTGACGCAACGTTAACCACAGGTCTTGCCGCAGTAATGCAGACAATCAACGGTGCGGCTATTGGTGCGGCTACAGCTTGGGCAGGAGGCGCAATCGGAGGTGCTCTTGCAGGTGGAGCAGGAGGAGCT